TCGGTGAAGAAAATCAACGGTAAAACTTCCGCTGCGTCGAAGTATATCAAAGTTCTCCGAACTGATGACTTGAAGTCCAACAAAGAAGTTAAAATTACTGCGAATCCAAAGCAGTCAAAGAACTTTAAAACTTCTTCGGCTCCTCGCCTTGCGACTGCCGCTGATCTCGGAATGATCTAATTTAACTTGGCCCCCTTCGGGGGGCTTTTGGAGTTTTTATGGATAAATATAATTTAGATATTTGGATACCAGTAGTTGCAGTATTAGCTGCTCCACTGACCCCATTCATAATTGTAATCTTTTCTTAGGAGTCAATATGACTAATTCTGTTGTGGTTGATGAGCGTCGTGATATGTCTTTTGAACTTATGCAATTGATGAAGTTTGAACATGCAGTTGATATGTTAACTTCTGAACTTGGCAGTCTTCAAATGAATCCTGAACTTCATACTGCGGTGTTAGCAAGATTTGAAGATGTGGTGGCAGCCAAGTTTAATAAAACTGAAGTTTGGCAGATTGATAAATGGGATGTCGCGCAAATGATCGTGATGTTAGTTCAAAGAATTACCCCGGAGAAGCCCGCTTAGGGATCAATTAAAATTATAACCATTAGTATGGTTATGGTGCAGCTTCCTGAGATGGTAGCCAATCCGGATTCTGGCGGCTGCACTAATTAAATAATGGGAGCTTCGGCTCCCTTTTTAATCTTTAGAGGAGGTCTTACGACCTCTAAAGATTAAAAAGGGAACAGGAGAAAATATGCGGATCGAAAAAACTTCAATAATTTCTGGTGTCACTCGTGTTGTAGATTTACCAGTGACTCAAAATCAAATTGATCGGTGGCAGGGTGGAATGTTAATTCAAGATGCGATGCCTCAATTAGATGCTGACCAGCGTGAATTTATAATGACAGGAATTTGCACTGACGAATGGCACAGTCTTAATGTTTTAGAATGTTGTCCATCTATGGAGGATGAATCTTATGGTGAATAGAATAAACGCAATAACTTTGAAGACTATTAAACCTATTAAGGAGTATATATATAATTATAATTTACCCTTAATGGGGTTTAATAGCTCTACTAAGATCTTAAAAGGCTTTAAAAAGCAAGATTATACCACAGGTATATTATATTTGCAACCCGCTGATCTGGTGGCACGTAATACTTTGTGTGCTTATTCTGATGTTGCTGGGTGTAAAGAGCCATGCCTTAGATCTTCGGGCAGACTTGGAATGTCTAATGCTCAGAAGGCTATGACTCGTAGGACTGTGCAATATCTTAAAGATCCCGACGGCTTCAAAGAAAGATTGCGGGCCGAGATACTACGCAATGAGACTGACAATTATTGTATTAGGCTCAACGGCACCAGTGATGTGGTGTGGACTGATCTTATTGCTTCGTTACCTAACATACAATTTTATGATTACACAAAGGTTCTACATCGTGTTATTCGTAATACTTTGTCTAACTACCACCTTACATTTTCGGCATCACTAAATAGTGTCAAGACTATTCAGCAACTTAAAACTGCGACAGATCTTGGACTCAACATCGCAATATCTTTTAATACTAAAGAGTGCAAAGGAGAGTTTAAAATACCTGACAGTATACAGTTGTTTGGTAGAACTGTAGAATTAGCCGACTTTGATGCGACTGATTTGAGATTTTTAGATCAGGATGGCACCGTCGGTAAACTAACACGCAAGGGATCTACAAAACTAGAAAGATTAAAAAATCAGGGCGGCCTGAATTTCTTTGCAGACCCTAATAATTTACAGATGGTCGCTTGACACCGCAGTTAAAATACTTTAAGATTCTCCCTAGAAAACTAGGAAGGAGGTCTTACGACCTTCCTAGTTTTTCTAGGGGTACGGTTGGAGGCACCGTGAAGCCTGACCCGTCACCTCCCTTGTGGAGCCTTTAAAGAGTGACAATGAGCAGCTGGTAACTCATTATTTTATAATCAGGAGTTCGTATGAACACAATTACTTCTTTGTTCCGTAACAATTCAGCAGTTGATAATCTTCGGGACGCTGGCTATGGCGATGCAGACTTTGAAGTTGTCTCTACGCCAGTATTATATAAGGCAAGTGGTACAGATAAATTTGGAGGTATACTTAAACTTGAAGGTAAGAATGTTTATTACCGCGAAGATACTGGTGATGCCTTGGCGATCCACGGTGATCGTTACAAGCCAGTGCCACATACTAAAATGATTGACACTGCTCGTAATGTATTGGAACGTAGTAATTTAAATCTTCGGGATATTAAAGAAACTATCCAAGTGGGCGATGACGGTGCGGTTTGTTTTGTACGGCATCAGCTACCCAATCATGAGATCACAACTCCTGATGGCGACACGGCTATCCTTGAAATGCTGCATATTAATTCATTCAATTCTGTATGGCCTTACCAAGCGACTGTTGGAGCCTTGCAAAACGCTTGCACAAACCATCAAGTATTTCTTGGGCAGACCGCTGGAATCTACAAAGCTCGACACACCAACAAGCTCAGTGTAGATCAAGGCGCTAATCAAATGAATAAGATAATGGATGTCCTTGATACTCAAAATGAGATCTGGGCTGAATGGTCTAAAATATCAGTGGGTCGCAAGGAAGCCTTCAGTTATATTGCAGAGGCGACAGGCTCTAAGTTCGCACTTGGTAAACTAAAAGAAGGTGAGGATACTTATTCAATTATGGCTATGCCTACGGCTTATAATAATTCTTCTTTGGTTTATGCTTGGCACCAATACAATGGAAGATACAAGCCAACAATGGGCGCAACTTACTGGGCTGTCTACAATGCTTTGACTGATTGGTCAAGCCATCATGTAGGTACTCGTAAAAATACAAGAGATATCCCAGTTGCTCAAGTTAAGAAATCTGAAAAAGTACAGCAAGTAATTGCAAGATTTCCAATGGCGGCCTAACTCCTGACACCCTGAGCATGGTGTTAAACTGCTCCTTCCAATACCAGTACAGATAAGGAATTTTATGAAAACTAGAATCCATGTTAATCAACATAACATTAAAGCTAATGCCAAGGGTGCTGAGTTGCCAGTGATTACTGTCAAGGACTACAAACAAAATAGGAAGGCTAATCATGCCGCTGTTGTAGACTCTGAAGGTAAGCCACTGGTAAGTGTTTACTATTGCCCTGACAACCCACTACCGTGTGGTGCTAAGGTGTGGATCGAAACTGAGTTAGAGGTTGTAACCGTTGGATAAGATAGATTTGTTTGTTGATCACTTTGTGATTTATTCTGAGAGTCGGGAGGCTTTGATTCTAAATTCTGGTACTGCTTCAGCGTTTGAAGAAAGTTTGCGAGAGTTGGTATCTTCTGAAATTAGAGATACACTACTGGAGCGTGTGAAGATATTAGATTATGACATGAAACTGGCTGAACCTAATCGCCATGTAAGTCCTCAGTATGACAGACTTAGAGATGCTAGGACTACTTTGATGCGCTTGCACAATGATCTTCTTTGGAATAAGGAAACTGGATGAGCTTGATGTTTTATAAAGCTATTAATTTTCAACGTAATCTGGATAATATATTTATCAATAGATACTGGCCTATCGGTGGACAAACCGCACCGACAGTGAACACTGTTCGTGTTTTAAAATTACATAGTGCAGGGTATCGCCAAGTTAAAATTTGTAGCGAATTAAATCTTGCGGCCTCGACTGTTAATCGTATTGTGAAAAATTCATGTATAGATAGGGGCGATCCTTAATGCAAGATCTTATAGACATGTGTAATCATATTCTTTATTACTCCACCATTTATTGTGGGTTTGAAGATGTCAGTGATGAAATGCAAGAAGATGCACTACGCTTAATGTTAAAACATGGTGAGGAATTTCCTGAATCTTTTGTTAGACTTTATTTGAAAACCCAACTGGAGGATGCCAATGAGTGCTACTGACCCAAGAGAAGAATTTTGTAGCGAGATAGACGATTGGTGGTGCCAATTGTTTGCGTTGCGAATCGGTGCCAGCCCACCTTCGGATAGAATTAAACATCGGTTTATTTCTTTTGTAGAAGAAAGATGTTCCGAAGTAGGCTGCTGGAAAATTCAAGATGGGGATCTGTCTGTTTTGTTTTCTGAATTTATTGAAAGGCTGGGCGAATGGTAGAAGATATTTTAAAACTTAAAAGTTTTTTGTTGGCCCCTCAACGCAGCGATGAATTTGCAACTTGGTATTATCTTGATGGCTGGCGAATGTGCAAAATTAAAATAGGAAATAAAAAAGGCACAGTCATGCCCTTGTTCGGCAAGGGTAAAATTACTTTAACTATCAAAGCTTTAAAGGAGGAACTTAAATCTATTTATTGGTATGCGGCACGTTGCGATGCCAGTAAACTTGCCCGTGAAAACGGATTGAAAAAAAGAAAATTGCAATGGGAAAGAAATTATGCTTGACATGGTTTCCTACTCAATGTATAATCTCCCCACCAAAACCAAACGAGAGGTATAAAAATGGCAGTACTAGAAGGCACAGCATATTGGGCTTTTGTTACTACTCCTAACACAACTTATGATCCGTGCTACACGGTCAACTTAGTTGTAGATAATGAAACGGCGCAATCATTTGAAGACCGTGGTTTCACTGTAAAGCAAATGAATGAAGGCCCCGCAGTCATTATTAAACGTAAAGTCAATGGGCCAAATGGTATGGTTCGTAGGGCACCTGTTCTTATGGATAGATTCAAACAAGAAATTGATGTCAACGTCGGTAACGGATCGCATGTTAAAGTGCAATATAAAGAATGGGAATCGCAATGGAATGGCAAGACTTTTAAGGGTCTTGACTTTATGAAGATGCAGGTCTTAGAGCTTGTAGAATACAACAATGGAGATGTCGATGAGTTTGACATCGAGGGTGAAGAGGAGGCAGAGCTTTGAGTGAAGAAGTTAAAAACACTTTGACTTTTGAAGATAAAGAATATAATGTTGCCGAGTTGCCCGAGAGGGCACAGGTTCTTGTAGGCTTTGTACGTTCAGTACGTGAAGAGGCTTCGGGTTTGCAGTCTCGACTAGCTGTACTACAGGCAGCAGAGATAACCTTCTCCAAGGAATTGGAGGAGATACTCAATGCTCCTGAACAAGAAAGTCTTGATGGTATCGACTAACTAAGAGGGGCTTCGGCCCCTTTATTTTTGGAGGTTATACTTTGGCGTTTGTTAAATTTCATTTGCCTTGTAATAAATGTGGTGGCAGCGACCCTGTATCTGTAGATGCTGATGGTAACGGCTACTGTTTTAG